CAACGAAGTTTAATCTCGTGTAAGGATCTAGTGTATTTACCTTTCCATTAAATGTATTATAAACAAATATAAGAGTTTCTTGAGCTAATTCTATTATGTCAAATCTGTTCATATCTTTCCTCCTCAACATAATAATATATCAATAAAATGTACTTTTTAAAAAGGAGTCTGAAATTATGTTTAATAGAATGACAGACGTTGTAAATAAAATAGAGAGACGTTTAGGTACAGCTCCTTTGAACTTACCTGAAGAACTCCAAAAAGAACACTGGGCTGATAAAGTAATCAAACCAGATACATTAACTACATTTAGTCGTTTCTTTCCTCATATGATTAAAGTCCAACTTAAACCAGAGGATAAGAAAGATGGCTATTATCTATTAGATCGTCAAGTACCAGATAATTATGAGATTCTTGGTGTAAAAGATATCTTATGGTCTGATACTAATAATGAGACTGCTGGTCTACAACAGTATTCTGGTTATGGTATCTATAATGTATTAGCAAGATCTATGGATACAGATAGTATCATGCTTGCTCAAAGCTATGCTGATATGAGCTCACTATTTAATAGCGGTATCTATCTAGATTTCATTCCACCTAATATGGTTAAGCTTGAAATGGCTGTTGGTGGTAATACGGATAATCTATTGTCTAATGTATATATTGGGGTATTCGTTAAGCATCCAGAAAACTTAATGACTATTGAACCAACTAAGATGGAGACATTCGAACAATTAGCTCAAGCTGATGTGGCTACATACTTATTCGAATATCTTAAACACTATGATGGTATTGAAACAGTATATGCTAATATTGACTTGAAGTTATCTTCATTAGAATCTCAAGCTCAAAGACGAATGGAAATCATTGAGTTCTTAAGAGATAACTACGTTAATCCAGCTAATACTAATCAACCAATTATGTATACTGTATAAAAAAAATAAATAGGAGAAGGAGTTTCAAACTCCTTCTCTATTCTTTATCTTCCTCTATAAGGTCTTAATACAAATAAAGTATTAAGAAGCATATCTTCATAATCTTTATTAGTTATTTGATACTCTACTTTAGTAGATCCATCTGGATTGAATCTATAAGCAGTATAACTAATATTAGATTGTCTTATTAACTCTCTAGCTCTTTTAATATCCATATTAAGACCTCATCATATTCTGTCTATTATTACCAAGCAATGGAGTTATAGCCATATATCTAGCCATAGATCCAGCATGTAATAATGGATTATAAGTCATAAGGAATCTTCTAAATCCCTTAAGACGAGATACCGGTACATCGAATATTAGATCATTATTGAATCTAAACTTCATTGCTTCTGTTAATGTACCATTATGATCATCTATTAATACAAATGGCATTAGATCTAGTCTATCACCAAATCTATCTTCAAGATGTAAATATCGAACTTTAAGACTATCACACTTGATATCTAATAGATCCCCAGCTGTCGAATACATCCGCTTAAATGGTGATGTCTTATTGTCAGGATCACAGATATCTATCGCTTCATCTATAATATTACATAAATCATCATAATTATCCCAGTCAATGATTACACCTACAGTTTCACCTCTAGGTGATAATCTCATTCTATATCTATATCTAAGATTAGTTGTAAGCTTATTAGCTCCAACTACATATTCAGTATGAAAGTTCTCCTTAATCTCAGTATTGATTCTCTTAATTATATTATTAAACGTAACCTCCATTTTTAATGTCAGTTGATAATTTAGTTCAAAGATTTGTTCGACTACTTTA